ATAGGTAACAAACATAAGTCAGGTGATAACTCAAAAGCATTTAGAGGAAATTACGCAGGTATAGGTTATACTTGGGATGAAGATAATAATATTTTTTGGCCTAAAAAACCTTACCCTTCTTGGGTAAAAAATACTACAACAGCAATGTGGCAATCACCAATTGGTGATCAACCTGAATTAACCGCAGAACAAATTTCACAAAATGAAGCTGGTACACATTCTTGGGGTTATGATTGGAATGAAGAAGGCCAGTCTTGGGACTTGACAGATTATAACGCATAAATTACAAAGGTATGTGGTATGCAAAAGAAAGTATTATCTGAAATAGCGTTATATTACGGTGATGTAGAAATGCCTAAAGGCTGGGACATTGATCGAGATAAATTAGAAAAAGATATTTTATCTAGTTGGATTCAAAACACAGAGTTTCCATTCTCACGAACGTTTGATATGTTAAACACTTATATGAGAGATCATATAAATTTAGAGTATGGTTTTACTTTAATTAATAAAGAAACGTGGGGCAATATGTATAAGCCTCAAGAGATTACAATTCCGTTATTAAATATAGATCCTGTTGATTTACGTAATTCACCAGATTATACATTTTTATATGGTGTAAAAGTTAAAGACTGTATGGTCAGAATACACTATGAAGATAATAGACGTAAAGGTAGATCTTGGGATATACCACTTAAAAATAATATGTTTATTATGTTTCCATCAACTAGTATGTATTACTTAACCAATAATCAAAAAGATAGTTTAAATCTTGTACAAACAATAACTTATGAATATATCTAATTATTATTGGTATTTTAGTGGCGTTCTCACACCAAAGTTTTGTGATGAAGTTATTAAATATGCTAACGCCCAAAAAGAAAGTATTGCAAGAACAGGTGGATATGACAAAAAAGAATTATCAAAAGAAGATGTTAAAAATATTCAGAAAAAAAGAAAATCAGATTTAGTGTGGTTGAATGATACCTGGATATATAAAGAATTACACCCATATGTTCACGAAGCTAACAGAAACGCTGGTTGGAATTTTGATTGGGAAAGAAGTGAGTCTTGTCAATTTACAAAATATAAATTAAATCAATATTATGACTGGC